GACCCCGACCGTCCGTGGCGGCGTGACCTACTACAACCTCTTCGTCCCCGGCTACACGCGGATGTCCCTCGCCGACATCGAGGCCACCATCAAGGCCGGTGAAGTCACCAAGGCAGAACAGCCCAAATAATCTCCCACCATGAGCAAACCCACGCCCCCCACATCCGCCACCTCCGCTCTCGTCCAAGCCCTCGCCGCCCTGGACAACGTGAAGGCCAACAAAATCAACCCAGCCTTCAAGGCCAAGTACGTCTCCCTCGACGCGCTGCTCGACGCCATCAAGCCCGTCCTGCTCGACCACGACCTCGCCCTGATCCAGACGCTCGTCAGCCAGGAGGGCAAAGTCGGCGTGTCTACCGCCTTCCTCCACAGCTCCGGCGAACGCTTCGACTTCGGCACCCTGCTCGTCAAGGCCGAGGGTCTGACCGCCCAGCAGATTGGCGGGGCCATCACCTACATCCGCCGTCAGTCCATCCAGACCGCGTGCGGCATCTCGGTCGACCTCGACGACGACGGCGCCGTGGCCTCTGGCTTCCGTCCTACGCCCTCCCAAGCCGCCGCCCCTGCCTTCTCCCCCACCCCTCGCCCCCTGACCAAATGAGCGCTGACCCCTTCGACCCGGTGAACGCCGCCATGCGTCACCTCCACAACCAGAACCTCGCGTCGGCTGCCGAAGCCAAGGCCAACGCGCAGGAAGAGCAGATTCAAGCCATGCGCTACGCCGGCAACGAACTCGCCCGCGTCCTAGACGACATCGCCCAGGTCGGTCAGCTCGATGCCATCGCCAAGGCCGTCGTCATCGCCACCATCGCCAAATGGAACCGCGCCAAGACCGGGCAACTGTGAGCCCCCGCCGCAAGTGGGGTTCGGTTAAGGAGGCCGTGGCCGCTCTGGCCACCCTCCCCGCCCCGCAGATCGTGAAGCAGACGGGCATCTCCCGTTACTCCGTCTACTACGCGGCCAAGCGCATGGGCATCCGCCTGCCCTCTCCCTACGCCAACAAATGAGCGACACCCCAAAAGGCATCGAGCGCATCGCCGGCACGGTGCCCAAGCAGTACGCCCTGCTCCTTCTCCTGGACGGCTTCCCTTACGTCGAGCTCACGGCCCGCAAGCACGCCGACTTCCTGACCGACCTGAACGCGTGGAAACGGAAGACCTACCCTTCCCTCATCCGCTCGCAGGTCCGCTACTTCACGCTTGCACCTAACGGCGAGATAAAGGAACTTACCTTCACACCCGTCCGCTGATGACCAACCGCGACAACATCCAGAGACTCGTCGAGAAGGTCACAAGCGACCTCGCCGTGGTCAAGTCCCTCGCCTCTCGCGTCGAGATGCACGTCGAAGACCTGACGACGCTCTCCGACCTCGCTTCCGCTGCGCTCACCGAACTGTCCGTCTTCACGGATCACGTCGAAACCGCCGACGAAGCCGCCCAGGTCAAGCCCCTCCACGACCGCGTCCACGTGCTCGTCGTTCAGCTGCGCGTCCTGCGCAATACGCTCGAGGCCATGGAGAATGCCGGCGAAGCCGCCCTCGCAGACGTGCGACGCATCTCGGCCAGCGTCGAAGAGTCAGCACCCGAGGACGACAGCCTGTGAGCAAAGCCTGCGAACTGTGCAAGGGTGCGTGCTGTGAGAGCATCATCCTGCCCATCAGCCCTAGCCCGACCTCGACCGAGTTCTACTCTGCTCGCGGCTCGGTCTTCCATATTGCCGGGAGCACCTTCGCCGAAGTCCCTGCCCGATGCCCGCACCTGTCAGGCTCCGGCAAGTGCAAGACCTACGCCAGCCGCCCGGTCGCCTGCTCCCGCTTTACTGTCGGCTCCGTCATGTGCCTGACCGCCATCGAGCGCCGTCGCCCCGATCAGGCCGAGGCCATCCGCGCGCTTCTGTAATTTCCCACCAACCCAGAACACCAACACACACCATCCCATGCCCAACCTCATCACCGAACGCGTCGTCTACGACGGCATCCAAGCGCTGAACCAATCCGGCGCCAAGGAACTGCTCAAGTCCCCCGCCCATTACCAGGCGTATCTCAACCGCACGCAGGAGGACTCCAAGGCCCTCCGCGTCGGCACCGCCGTCCATAAGCTCGCCCTCGAAGGGCTCGACGCTTACAACGCCACCCACGCCATCGCCCCCGAAGTCGACAAGCGCACGAAGGAAGGCAAGGCCGAGTGGGCCGAGTTCGTCACCGCCAACGAAGGCAAGGCCATCCTGACCGCCGAGGAAGGCGCGCTCGTCGACGCCGTCGCCAACTCCGCCGCCGCCTGCATGAAGGCCAACAGCATCGTCCTGTCGAAGACCGAAGTGATGTTCACCGCGTTCATCGGCGACACGCTGGTCAAGTGCGCCATTGACGGCATCTCCGACGACGGCTATATCTACGACCTGAAGACCTGCGAGGATGCCAGCGCCCACGGCTTCCTTCAGGCCGTCCGCAAATACAAGTATGCCCTCCAGGCTTACTTCTACCGCCACGCCGTAGAGTCCGCCTACAAGTGCCGGGTGCTCGGCTTCCGTTTCATCGCCGTCGAGAAGGAGCCGCCCTACGCCCACGCGGTCTACGAGCTCGGGCCCGAACTGATGACCCAAGCCGCGTTCGACTTCGAGAAGGCGCTGAACCTCTACAAGGAGTGCACCGCCTCCGGCCACTGGCCCGCCTATCCGCAGCAGATCCAGACCATCGACATCGCCGCCAAGCCCACCGCCGCCACTAACATTAACTTCGCCTAATCATGAATTCGCCCAACAACGATCGCCTCCCGCTGAAAACCATCGAGGTCTCAGGCACCTACAAACTGAAGCTCATCAAGCCGAAGTTCGAGAAGGTGAAGCACAACGAAGACGGCACCTCCTCCGCGCGCCTCTTCTTTCTCGACGACCAGGGCAACTGCCTGTCGAAGTCCTACGGCTCCAAGTATGCCAAGCCCCTCGCGATGCTCGTCGGCAAGTTCTCCGGCACGTTCACCAACGAGATCCGTCTGGACGCCACCCCCGCCGAATTCATGCAGTATCTCGAGCCCGCCTGCGGCAAGACCTGCCTCATCGGCGTCGAGGCCATCCCGAACGGCGAATGGAACGGCAAGCCCCAGTTTAAATACAAACTGACCTTCCCCAAGGGCTCCCAGAAGCCCGTCGTCAGCGAGCCCCCGCCCGAGAACCCGCCGTTCTAATCCCGTGACCGACGCTCCCACGCCGATGGCTCCTCCAACCCTTGTCCTGATCTGCGGCTACGCGAGGGCCGGGAAGGATACCCTCGCCTCCGGCCTTCTCGAGTGGGCGCAACGCCCCGCCGAGCACATTAACTTCGCCGACGCCCTCAAGGAGGCCGCGAACCACTACATGGACTACCTCGGGCTCGACGGGGACTTCTTCAAGGAGGACTTCAAGGTAGATAACCGCGACTTCCTAGTCCACGCGGGCAAGTTCGCACGGCGCCTAGACCGTGACGTGTTCGCCCGCCACTTCGCCAACTGGTGCCCGGTGATGAAGCACCACGACCAGCCCAGCCCCGAGACGGTGGTCTGTTCGGACTGGCGCTACGTCAACGAGCTGCGCGTCTGCCAGGACATCCTCTGGGAGAAAGGCTGGAGGGTGCGGACCATCTACGTGGCCACCGCTGGAGTCGGCCCGGCCAACGACGAGGAACTCGACAGCATCGCCGAGATACGCGCGTCCCACCTGTTCGACCAGGAGTATATCTTCAAGCCGAACGCCCGTAACCAGATCATGTCCGAAGGTCGCAACCTCGCCAAGTCATGGAGACTCTGAACCCCGAGACGCTCGCATGGGCTCGCAAGGTCGGCCTGTCGCCTGATCGCGTGGCCTTTCTCCTCGCCTGCCCGAAGTTCACGCGCACGGGACGCAACGACCGCCCCGCCTACATCAAGGCCGAGAACCCGAACCACCACCTCCAGAAGCTAGGCGACTGCTACTGGTTCCGTCTGCGCCGCCGTGGCAAGGACATCGTCGAGAACATCGCCAGCGACCTCGAGACCGCCCGCAAGCGCCGTGACGAGATGCTCGCGGCCTTCGACGCCGGCAAGCCCATCCCTTACATCAACGTCCGATGAGCACACCTATCCGCTTCGTAGCCTTCGGCGATAATCACGGGGACATGGCCGACGAGAACGCCGTCGAGGCCCTGTGCGAGTTCATTAAGGACTACAAGCCCACCGTGCGAGTCCACCTCGGCGATTGTTTCGACTTTCGATCCTTGCGCCGTGGGGTCGGCAACGATGCCGAAGGCGCCGAGTCCCTGATGGCCGACATCCAAGCCGGCGAAGACTTCCTCGAGCGCACGAAGCCCACGGTCTACCTGATGGGCAACCACGAGCACCGCGCCGTCGCCCTCCAGCATACCTCCGGCTCTGCCCTGGTGCGCGACTACTGCGCCGATCTGGAGGCCCGCATCAAGACCGCCGCGAAGAGCTGCGGAGCGAAGACCATCCTCCCCTACCACGCCGAGAAGGGCGTCTACCGTCTCGGCCCCGTGGCCTTCATCCACGGCTACGCCCACGGCCTCAACGCCACCGCTGAGCAGGGCAAGCACTACGCCGACCGAGGGGGCGCACTGATCCACGGGCACACCCACACCCTAAGCCAGGTCAACCTGACCAAGGCCGAAGGCGGGGCCGCTTTCTCCGCTGGCTGTCTCTGCCAGAAGGACGCCATGGCCTACGCATCGCACCGCCTCGCGACTTCCCGATGGGGTTCAGGCTTCGCCGCTGGCTGGGTCGACGGCAAGGACTGGAAGGTCTGGCTAGTCCACCGCGTCGGCAGCCGATGGGTCTGGACGACCGACCTCAAGGTATTCACCCCGAAGAGCAAATGAAGCGCTTCGACCCCGCCCGCCTCATCGAGGCCTTGCGCCAGGAGAACTCCTTCCCGCCGCCCAAGGGCTGGTTCACCGTCGAACAAATCAGGCAGGAACTCCAACTCGCCCACGCCCGCAACGCGTCCTCCCGAGCCTGCGACCTAGCCCGACGCGGCGTCCTGGAACGTCAGCCCCATCAGTTCAGGGCGAAGACCGGGCAATGTCACCGCGCCTACGTCTACCGTCCCGTCCCGCCTTACCGCACGATCACCGAGGCCGCCGCCTGCCTCTACTCGCACAACGAGGACAGCGTGCCTAAGGGCTATGCCCGCATCGTCGACATCGCCGTCGAGCTGCGCGTCTCCGATGTAGCCGTCCGTGGCCGCGTCGCCCGGGCAGGACTCAAGCCCCGTTACTTCAAGACGCGTCGAGGTATCATCGGGCTGCACCGTAACGCCTACTACCTCAAGAGCGCCGTCCTCGAGCTATACCGTTAAAGCATATTGACCCCGGGCACCCACGCCCCCATCCCCAATCCCTCTTCTTCCATGACTCCTCCGAACAACGTTCAGGCGGAACGCCACCTCCTCGGCGTCCTCCTACGCGAAGCCTCCCCTCTACCGGGCGACCTCAAGCCCTCCGACTTCTTCGAGCCCGCCCATCAGGACATTGTCTCCGCGATGCTCTCCCTCGGCGCCGACGGCATCCTCGCCGACGAGCTGACGGTCAGCCAGCGACTGCGCGACATGGGCTCGCCTATCGACGCGGCCACCGTCTCGCTCCTGGTCAGCGATGTCGGCCAGTCCACCTACCGACCCGAGCACGCCGACCTAATCGCCGACACGGCCATCCTGCGCCGTGCCTTGGCCGCAGCCGAACAGGCCACCGACCCAGACACCCTGCTCGAGCACTATGCCACGCTCGCCGAATCCCGCAAGGGGAGGAAGGCGAAGCACGGTCCGCAGCGCATGGACTTCGACGCGCTCATCTCGGCTGACCGAAAGAACGACCCTAACTGCATTCTGGGCAATCATCGATGGCTCTGCAAAGGCGGCTCACTCCTGATCGTCGGCCAGTCCGGCACCGGCAAGTCTTCCCTGATGATGCAGGCCGCAGTGCATTGGTGCATCGGAAAGGACTTCTTCGGCATCAAGCCAGTCCGACCCCTGAGGGCCATCGTGCTCCAGGCTGAGAACGATTTTCTGGATGTAGGGGAAGCCCTCCAAGACGTCATCGCTGGCGCGTACCTCGATGGCGACGAACGCTCTCAGCTGCGGGAACATCTGGCTATCTTCCGCGACACGGTGAGCACAGGCACCGCCTTTACTGCCGCCTTGCGAGACCTAATCGTCGAGCATAAGGCCGACATCGTCTTCGTCGACCCGCTGCTCTCCTTCGCCGGCATCGACGTCTCCGATCAGGAGCAGGCGTCCAAGTTCCTGCGCCATGACCTCGCCCCCATCCTCCTCGAGACGGGCGCCGTCCTCGTGGCCATGCACCACACCGGCAAGCCCAAGGCCGCCAGCGACAAGGAGGGCCACACCGTCGCCGACCTAGCCTACGCAGGCCTAGGCTCCTCCGAGTTCACCAACTGGTTCCGCGAGGTCGCCGTCCTCTTCCGATGCCAGGGCGAGGAGCCGATCTACAAGTTCGGCCTGACCAAGCGCCGTGGCCGTGCCGGCCTCAAGGACCACGCGAACCAGTTCAAGGGCGAGATTTACATCCGCCACGCCGCCGAGAAGGGGGTCATCCGATGGGAATACAGCCAGCCCCCCTCAGAGATTGCGTCCGAAGTGTCCAGCAGGGATGCCGATTCTAGACCCGCCAAGGGGTCGCCAAGGCGTTTGGGTCTTTCGTAAGACCGAGGATAGCCATAAGGAGTCAAAAGACCGCCTAGGCCATCCTAGGCTTGACTTTGGTTAAATCAATGACAGGCTAATGGACAACCTACTACTAACCACTTTAACAAACCCTTTATCAAACCGTTAGAGGGGGACAAATACAAGATGCAGTCCCCCTCACCCAGTCCCTACGGCCTTGGCTTACGCCGGCCTAGGTCTGGGTCTAGAGGCAAGATACAGGGATACATTTCCACCACCATGAACAACCCGAACAAACCGCGCCGACCTAGGCGCCTGAACAAAGCCGAGATCATCAAGGCCAAGGAGCGTTACCGCGATATGTGGGCGTCCAATCGTGCCAGGATGCTCAAACTCGCCGAGCTAGGCCGCAAGGCCATCTCCGCCAAGCATGACGAACACAGGCTTTGGATGAGACAATGGCTGGCCAAGTGCCCTTCGCACTTCAGCCGCGAACAACTCCGACGGATGATTGACCGTGACCGGGCCGAGGGCGACACGGCCAAGACCGAGTCCTACGTCAAGACCATGATCCGTTATCGATACATCAGGTTCGACGACTCAACCATGCTCTGGGAGAATATGTATTTCAAACTATGAGCGACCAAGACGAGTGGACCGAAGAAGAATTGGATTACCTTGAGGAATTGTATGAGCGCTATCCGCAACCATACAATGAATACAGACGCCTATGGTATGTCGAGAGGATGAAGCCGGAGCGCATCACCCTTGAGTTCATCGAGGAGTTCCTGAAATGGAACGCCGAATACATTCCTAGGCGTGAGGCCATCATCCGCGAATGGCCTAGGAAAATACGGAAAGGAATGGTGCTCGTCTTGTGCAAGAAGGCCATCGAGGAGAACCCTGACCAATTAATGTGCACGCCCAAGTCGTTCTTTGGATGGCTTAAGCGAAACCATTACCTTTTCGACCAGCGTAAACATTGGCTCAATGACTTTTCTAGGCACGATGAGTGAGTTTTGCCACTTGCCCCGCCGTCAAGATAGTTGACGCTGTTCTACGTGACACGCGCTAGGCTTAACGACCTGACGGCACCTGCGAAGGATGCTAAGTCGTTTGATGCCTGGTTCTTCTCCCAGCCAAAGAAGGTGCAGGACAAGATGCGCGAGCAAGGCGTGCTGCCTTATCGCGAGATGGTGCCGAGCAAGCACGTCTTTGACATCGACCCTAATCATCCGGCATGGGCGACCAAGGACGGTGACAACGCACGCACCGAAGTCGATGCGTTCATCTCACGCGATCACGTAGGCGTGATGCTCAAGGCGTTCATCGATGCGCTGGCATACACTGGGGACTTCCGCATCCGCAGGCACGTGGAGCTCGTAAGGTGGTCGCTGTCTCTGCCCGGCTGTCTGTCATCCCGTAGCATCGGCCTGATGTACAAGCGCAGCCACTTCTGGACGCGTGCCAGGGCGAGGGAGATTCAACGCGCCGTGAACTCCGACGCGTGCGGCCTGTTCCCCCACGTGAATGCCAAGCGGGACAAGTTCAAGATGCCTGCCCCCCGCCCCGCCACCCAGCGAACCCGATGAAAACGGCCCAATACCCCCCTGTAAGGAGTCTCCTACACCCCCCCCACCCTGTCGCGTGGCCCGACACCACGGCTCTTTTTTACAAGACCCGTGGGCAAAAAGAGGCGGTTTAGCAAACCATGGCTTTGACGAACTCAGAACTGGGTTTGGCGCTCGGCGTCACCGCGCAA